CAATCAAGAGGACATGAATTATATTGATGCCATTGTTTATTTCTGTGATTTAAACTCCATTGATTTGGAATCGGTTCCTAAACTAATATCCAAACCTCTAAAAGAAAAGATTAAATACGAAGCATCTGAACTAAATTTTTTAAAGAGAAGTTCCCGTGCTAAGTTGCCATTATGAATGACCCTGATGACAATCCCTTTTGGGGTGAACCTACTCCTACTGATCTGTGGGAAGATATGGCTAAACTCAATGAGTTATATGAGCAGTTAGAGTGGAGTCATCGTGATTATCTAGAGATTGCAATCGAAGGTAATCATATTACAATTAGAAACAAATCAAGAGAAGGTAGATGATGCCCTTTGATGCTTACCGTTGTTATCTTTCATTAAAAAATCATTTCACTAAAGATCATTATGATTTTCATAAGTATGGTGGAAAGACTAGGGCAACTAAACAGGCCTTCTATAAGAGAAAAGATAGATTTTGGTTTGAGAAAGTATCAAGACAGAAGAATGATAAAGAAGTAGTAGATTTTTTCGTATCTAATTTTGTTTATACGACTGATCCATCTACTATGTGGATAGGGGAGATGATAAAGGAAGGAGAAGGTAGGTATCAAGATTGGCAGAAGAAAGTACAGTCATTGTCCTATGTTTTCCGACAAGAAATTGATAGTTTATTTGAAGATAAGAAAGTAGATGATGTATTTGATTGTTCTAAAGGTCACCCACCCATATTGAAAAGTTATTTGGGGGGTGACATATCCATAGAAACTATGGTAATATGTGATCGTGTATTTGGGTATGTGAAAGACTTTGATAAAAGACTGAAAGACCCTGTATGGGAAACCGTAAGTCGTAAAATAAAAAAGTATTCTCCCTTCCTAAATATTGATATATTCCGTTACAAAAAAATCTTGAAGGAGGTTGTCATTCATGGCTCTTGAAAATGCAGAAGTTCTTGAAAATTTAAGAACACAATTGAAAGATGTTACGACTCAATTAAATAATTTAACTGAGACACGTATGAAACTTTTAGGTGCAGTTGATGTACTAGAACAAATTGAACAAAGTAAAGCAGAAGAAGCAGCAGCACCAGAAACTGGTACTGTTGAAGTAGTAGAGAATGAGGGTGGTGAATGAGTTTCTTCGACTCAGAAATAGTTCGAGCAGAGATGGCTGAAATCTCTGAACTTCAGGAAGAAGTGTATGGCGAGATTATGAAGTTTCAATTTATGAACAATGAGGATAAAGCATATCACATTGGCGTATTAGAGAAACTTCTTAATAAGCAACAAGTACTTTATGCTAGATTGAGTTTGTCTGATGATCCTGAAGCGAAGAGAATGAAGCAGGAGATCGCAAGATCTGCTACTCTAATGGGACTTCCTTCTAATGTTGATATGAGTGTACTGTTTAAACAGATGGCACAGATGGTTGATCTAATGAAGAAACAACTTGACACAAATCAAGTTGATTGATATGATTTATATACGGAATCACAAAAGCCAAATCTAAAAAATCCGAGGTAATCCGAATGTCTTTTAAGGACTTAAAAAAGCAATCCTCTCTAGGTTCTTTAACTCAAAAGTTAGTTAAGGAAGTAGAGAAAATGAATAATACTGGTGGAGGTGGTGATGACCGCCTTTGGAAACCAGAACTAGACAAAACTGGAAACGGTTTTGCTGTCATACGTTTCTTACCTTCCCCTGAAGGTGAGGATATTCCGTGGGCAAAACTATACTCCCATGCCTTTCAAGGACCAGGTGGGTGGTATATTGAGAACTCATTAACTACAACAGGTGGTAAAGATCCAGTCTCTGATTATAATAGAGAACTATGGAACAGTGGTAATGAGTCTGATAAGGATACTGTTCGCAAGCAAAAGCGTAAGTTATCTTATTACAGCAACATCTATGTTGTTAAAGATCCTACCAATCCTCAGAATGAGGGTAAGGTATTCTTATTCAAGTTTGGTAAGAAGATCTTTGATAAGGTTATGGAAGCAATGCAGCCTGAGTTTGAGGATGAAACCCCAATTAATCCTTTTGACTTCTGGCAAGGTGCAAACTTCAAGTTGAAGATCGTTAAGAAGGATGGGTTCTGGAACTATGATAAGTCAGAGTTCGATTCTCCATCACCACTTCTTGAAGATGATGATGCACTAGAAGCAATCTGGAAGAAGGAGTATTCTCTTTCTGCTGTGACTGCTCCTGATCAGTTCAAGTCTTATGATGATCTTGAGAAGCGTCTTAAGTATGTGTTAGGTCAAGGTAGAACTCCTGCTCGTCGTTTTGATGAAGAGGTTTCTAATGAGGACAATGCTCGTTCTTATACTCCTGACTTTAATTCTCGTAAGGCAGAAGAAACAGTTGCTGCTGCAGTAAGTTCTTCCTCTAGTGAAGAGGATGATGCACTAAGTTATTTCCAGAAATTAGCTGAGGAATAATTAATTAAATAGTCTGATATTATCTGCACGTTTTAAGGATCCATTCACATACTGAGTGGATCCTTTTTTGTATTCCATCATTTCTTCCATGTCATCTAGTACTACACCTATGTACATTGCTTTAAGTAAGAATATATTTCTCTTATCTTCATTGAGTTTAATTTCATAATCTAAATTAGTTACTTCTTTTGTTATATTGTCAACTGTAGTTTGGCCATTTTCTGCATCAAAGAAACTTATACTTTGTTTAGGAGCACCTGTACCTGATAAATCTCCTGGATATTTTCCTGATCCATCAACACGTTTACCAGCAGGGAACATAATAACACCATCAGAGTTTTTAATTTCTACAGATTCATAGTGATGTGCTTCATTCATCTTTTCATATGTTCCATATTTTTCTACTAAGTATTCATCGAATGACTGTTGTGTCATTGGCCATTCTGATTGAACATTGAGAATATTATTTGATAGTAGAACAACCCAGTCTAAATTTGGTGAACCATAGAAACTGTGTGCAACATTATCTGGACGATCATCACCTTGTATCTGATACTTTTCAAAGAAGGTTGTGTCCTGAAAAATATCTGATCTTAATCTTCCTCTTTTGAAAA